GGCCCTGAACGATGGTGACTTATGCGCAGTTTAGATTCGGCAACCTCGGCAAAAAACTCGGCATCTGCTTGGGTGAAGTTCTCGACTTCAATACTATTAACGTTGCGAGTGATGCCCCAGCCGTTAAAGTCGTTTGGTTTGTAAGTGGTTTCGGTTTGTTTTAGTGCACTGCCGAGTTTTGAAAAACTGTTTGATAGCGTCACCACACCAAAGCGAGTGTCGAACTTGTGCTTAATGAACATCATGCTGCCACCTCCAGCAAACATTCTTGTTGGGCATAAAGCGCACATGACAATTCAAAGCAAAGTGTATGCAACACATGATCAGCCAACACATGTAAAGCTACTTTTTCAAGTCCTTGTGCCATGCCTTGATAACGTTTCATTGTGTCGTTAACGCCAGCAGTAAACGCCTCAGTATGCCGCGAATAAATATCAGTCATTAATTTGCGCATGGCGACATGCTGTGGATTGGTTAAATCGAATTGAACAGTTGAAGCAGCCATGGTTATGCCTCCAATTCGTTTTGTTTGATTTCTTCAATGCACCTTGGGCAAGCGCAAGCAATGATTTCATCGTCTGTTTCAACACTGTGCCAGCCTTGGCTAGCTGCATGTTCGCAAAATTCTTCCTCGAGCGTTTCTGGGGTTGCATCAAACAGCAAGATACTTCCGCAACAACAGCATTCAGTCATAAATGTACGGCGTTCTTCTATTTCACTTGCTGCCACATTTGCAATCTTCATGCTTCCACCTCGATTTGATTAACTTGAATATTGTTGCGAATAGCAACTAAACGTATGTTGAGCGTTCTGGCTAAATCTGGGGCAGTAGGTTCGGCTACGGCCTTTAGTGACTCGAGCACAGATTCAACGGCAGTGCGGTCGGCGGGGTTGGGTAAATGCAGTGTGCGAATAACGCGATTTGCCTCTGCCGCAATGACTTGCGCAAAAGGATTTGATTCTGTTAAGCTTGATTCCATCATTTCGATACCTTTCAATTTTGATTTGATACGAGCCACTACTGTTCCAGCAGTTGTGGCTTTTTTGTGTCTAATGCTTGTTGTCATGATTAAATTCACTCATTAATTCGCTGGCCTGCTTGGCTAAACGGTTAAGTTCGTCATTTACCACTTGCTCGTTATTTGGCTGGCTGCTAACTGGTGCACTCACTGCAGTTTGTTTGGGGCTAATAAATTGGGCGCGACTCAATGGCATGTTGTTAAACGCCTTGCCCAAATCGACTAACGCGATTAACGACTGACGAACGGCTTCACGTTCGTTAGTTGATAAGCTGAGTAATGGGCGGTTGAGGTATTCGCTCGGTTTGAGTCGTGCAGCAAAAAACACTAATGCGCGTTGTTGCGCGGTGAGTTTGTCGAACAAACTGGCAGCACTGGTTTTACCGAGCATTTCACGCATAGCGGCAATGGCGGCGCGGCCAATATCACCATGCGGTTCGTTTGCTGCTGGCGTAATGCGATTATCGATTTGCGGTAATGGCTGTTTTATGGCTAAAGACATCATCAATCCCTCTACATAAAGCCCGGTGTGGGCATGGTTTGCACGGCATCTACGGCAACAGATAACACAGGTATTGCCTGAAATTTCTGTTCAACGTCATGCATAAAAATGGCTAACTCGGTCATCACATAACTTGCGCGTTTTATAGTTTCGTTGCGCATTCGTGCGGTGACTCTGCGCTTGGCTTTTGCATCTAATGCCAGTGCGCCCAACTGGGCTGTATTAGCATTAATTTCTAGTGCTCTGTCTGTTAATGTCATTTTGTCTGCATCGGCAAAATCGTCAGTGCAAACAGATGGCATGCAGTTCAAATCAAGCAACACACCATCAATCAAACAGCGGTTTTTGCTGGCGCGAGTAATTGCAACTAACTCATGCACCGTTAACTGGTGTGGTTGTTCTGGCAAAAGCTTGTTGCGTAACACCTGGCTTTTCATCCCTGCTGTGCTGGCAACGTTTTTAATCACTTCATCATTAGCAAACTGGCGCATTGCGCCGACTACATGCGGTTGTGATGCAAACTGTGTACTACTTAATTTCGTATACATGGCGGCAAAACTCCTTTTTGCTAATATTCAAATGACAATCAAATATTCAAATGATGAATAAATGATTAACCATTAAACAGCAGACTGCGCGTCGGCCTCTTTAATTAGCGCTAACATGTTGATAAAAGGTTTCTCTTGGGGCTTGGCTTTGGCGCGGATTGGCAGGCGTCCATCGCGTACAAGGTTGCGTACTGTGGCAACGGGAATACCAGAAAGACGGGCGTACTCTTCATATGACACGTAAGGTGCAGCAATTTGATATGCAGAACGGCTCATTTGGTGTTATCCTCTTATTCAATTGTGTTTGCGTCAGTAAGTTGTGGTGGCTGGCTGATGCTCATATCTAAATGGTGAGTTATGATTGATCACATAGATAATAAAGTCAACATGGGTGACAGGTTATTTTTAAATAAAATATCTACACCTTTGGAAGTTGAGGGTGGCAAGGTATTTGTTAATCGTCTTGTTCACCTTTTTAATTTCCGTAGCAAAGTTGAGCTGTCCGAGTTTATCGGCGTGTCTACTGGGTCTGTAGCAACCTGGCAAACACGAGGGGTTTTACCTTATGAGCTGGTTGTTCGGATTCATTTGGCAACAGGAATATCGATTGAGTATTTATTATTTGAGGAACTGATAGGTGACTTAAATGTGATGCAATATTTACCTGACCCAACTATTCAGCCTAACTATGCCAACATCAAAATTAATATTTCTAAATTCCGCTACTCACTGACTCAACCAGCTAATTACGATGGTGGTGCAGTGATCATCGAACGATTAGTTTCATTATTTAGGTTAGAAAGCAAAAAGGAATTAGGTGAATTACTTGATGTCAGTGTTGGCACTCTCTCTACTTGGCATACGAGAAAAATAACCCCGCACGAATTGCTCTGCCGCATCCATTTGGCCACTGGCGTGTCAATGCACTATTTGTGTTTTGGTAAAGAGTGGGAAGATGTTTCTTCTACTCGATCTAAGGCGAAGAGATTGAGCAATGCTAAGGTCATTCAACAAAGTGGTGACAGTTACTGCGAAATACCTGAAATGCTCTTAAAAATTGACAGTGATTCTAATGAAAGCGAAATGATTGATTTCCCCGAATTTATTGATATTCCTCCCAGTGTGGTAGCTGACAATCCAAAGCAATATTCAGTACCTCCTGTATCTATTTTAAAAAGTCCTTTGTATTGCATTGATGACGGTTCAATGACCCAAAACGGCAACTATCGTTCAAGTGAATTACTTTGGCAGCACGCGGGAGTCAACCCTATAAACGGCATAGTCATTCGCCATAATCAAGCAACCTACTTTATTAATCCTGAGATTAAAACGGTAACGAAAGGTCAATATTTATTTTCAATTAATAATGTCCATCAAATTGGCGAGTTAAAACAATTACCAGATGGGAAAATATATTTTATCGATGGTGATGATAAATACGAAATAACAGAAGACACAACCAAGGTAATCGGCAAAGTTATTTCTGTTTTACAAATGTTGAATTAAAAACAAGGAAGTTGATATGTCAGTGGAAAGCGCTGTTGTTATTTGGCAAGGTAAGACTAAAGACATTGAATTTAGCTATACCGATTTTAAAGGCAAAAAATCTCGCCGAAATGTTAATGTTAATAAAGTGCTATTTGATGCTGATAATGAAAGCTTTTACATCAACGGCATTTGTAACGAACGACAAGCCGAAAGAGACTTTAAAGAAAGCAATATTTCAACGATGATCAAAGTTGGTTCGAATAGATATGACTTTCAAGAATGGATGTTAACTCTAGATGTTGATATCTCTGAATGGTTAGATAAAAGAAACACTAAAATCAGTAATGAACCGACTGACTTACCTATAGAAAAGCTCAGCTTTACTGATAAGGTGGAAGAATATAACCGAAAACAAAAAATTAAACTTGATGAACTAAAAGCTAGTAAAGCGATTAACCCCACCCAACCTAGTTCTAATAAATTTATTAAAGCTCTCTTTTGGATTGGGGTATTTTTTGTCCCTTATGTATTCGCTTGGTTTACTTTGCGAAAAGGTAGTTCTACTAAATCAAAGTTTATCGCTTTCGGTTGGATGCTTTTTCTTTCTATAGCCTATTACAGTTCACCTGAACATAAAAATACTGTTGACCTTAATACAGCAAATAGTAAAACTGAATTAATTGATAAAAATACCTCTGATTGTCAGCTGTCATTAGCTTGTTTAGCTGAAAAACACATTATTTATGCTGGGGCGATTTGCCAATCTCCTATTGAAAAACTTTCTAAATACTCTTATGAATGGACTGATGGTTTCGCCACACCTCGCTTTAGTCATTATCGCTGGTTTAGTCAGTCAAAAGGGATTATCACTTATATTGGTGACGAAATAAAATTGCAGAATGGTTTTGGTGCGTGGGCCCATTACACATATGAATGTGATTTTGATACTGCAAAGCAGTCTGTTGTTGATGTTCGTGCCACTCAAGGTAGGATTGAGTAATTTAAATGTCTATTAGAAATCTTAAAGACGGTAGTGATCTGCCGTGGATATCTGATATCCGTCCGAACGGCCGAAATGGTAAGCGACTAAGAAAACGCTTTGCGACAAAAGGCGAAGCAATTTCATATGAGTCTTTTATATTAAGAGAAGTAGACGACAAGCCTTGGCTGGGTGAAAAGCCAGATCTCCGCAATCTGTCTGAATTAATTAAGCTGTGGTATGACTTGCACGGCCAGCAGCTTGCGCAACCTCAATCTCGATTGCGTAAACTTGAGTTAACCTGTTTTGGCCTTGGCGACCCAATAGCGAGCAAACTCACAATTAACGATTTTGCTCACTATCGCCAAATGCGACTTGACGGTGAGATAGAAGATTTGCAAGGCAAAAAAACCAAGGTAAAACCAAACACGGTAAATCACGAACATGCTTATTTAAATGCCGTTTTTGCTGAGTTAAAACGACTTGGTGAATGGACTCTGCCAAACCCGTTGGAAGGTTTGCCTCAATTTAAAATCGAAGATACAGAATTAGCGTTTTTGTACCCTGAAGAAATACCGATTGTGTTGAATGAATGCCGCAATGCTGAATACGAACACCTGGTAACAATAGTGATGGTGTGTTTAGCAACCGGCTGCAGATGGTCAGAAGCGGAAGGTTTGCGCGGCAACCAAATTGCGCATAACCGAATAACCTTTGTTAAAACCAAAGGTAAGAAAAACAGAACTGTGCCAATCGCTCAAGGTTTGGCTGACTTATTACCCCGCGTTCGTGGCCCATTGTTCAGGCCATGCCGCAGATCATTCGAACGCGCAATAAAACGAACCGGCTTAACATTCCCAGAAGGGCAAATGACACACATTTTACGTCATACATTCGCAAGTCATTTTATGATGAACGGTGGCAATATTTTAGTATTAAAGCAAATACTAGGTCATGCGGATATAAAAGACACTATGCGCTATGCCCACTTCGCTCCAGACCACCTAGATGATGCGATAACCAAAAACCCTATTGCAGACCTGTTGTAAAATGTCCACAAAGTGTCCACACAGCGCACACGCAACCACAAGAACCAACCACTTACCACGCTATAAGTTATTGGTTTTTATGCAAACCATTGTTTTTTATACCCTGCACAATGAATGTAGGCTTTCTGGACGCGGGTTCAAGTCCCGCCGCCTCCACCAATTAAAACAAGGGCTTAGCAGAAATGCTAAGCCCTTTTTCTTTGGAGTGTCCACAAAGTGTCCACGCAGCTCTAAAAGTTTGTCCACAATTGTTCTTTATTCCTTTCGTTTTTTGCTTCAATGTAAAAATATTAGGTTATTTATTCATTTCAGTTTTAATTTGATCTAACCGCTTGTTTTAATTTGGTTTGATCTTCCGTTATTATTTTACCGCCACCTTTAAAAAACCCACGAAAACTAGCGAAAATCTAATTAAAATAAGCACTTAAATATTTATCCAGCGTTAAAGCCGCTGTGTAGAACTGTAAAACAGTGAAATAAACCGCGATCTTTTCAGATCGTTGATCTTTTAAAAGGCCCAGTATCTACGCTGGTTAGCCCTATGAACTGCAATACTATAAAACTGAAAAAAAATTAACATAAAAAGCCCGCAGGAGGGTGAGGAAGAGTGCGGATTTCGTGGCGTGAAATCTGTGTGGCACTCGTTTCCGTGAGTGAAACAGTGTTGGCCAACATAGATGCGGGTAAACGGCTGCAGTCAATAAAAAGCCCAGCGGGATGGCTGGGTATTGTTCTGGTATGCGTAATGCTGGGTTTGTATATGTTTTTCAGTAAACGTATTCATTAAGCGCAAATTGTACGCACTAAAGCTAATCGTTAACTATTTAGTTATCGGATCTAACCTTCCCTTTTGTGCATCTGCTTCTGATGCTTTGCCGTTGAAGTCGCCAGCTTGGTTTGGTGGTTGTGTTGAACCTGGTCCCGATGCAATGCCCGGGTGTGTGTGACTTGCACATGTTGATGCTAATGCGCTTACTGTGGCCATGAGTTCTGATAGTAGTTTTAAAACGTTTTCGCCGTCGCTGCCTATCCATGTTTTTGGGCTGCGGTGGTCTTGTTCTATGCTGGCGGTGACTTTGCGGGTTTCGCATTGTAGCTCAGCCAGCTTGCCTATGATGTCTGTTAATGATTCATCTGTTTTGTTTTCAAAGTTACCAATGTCATCAATATGCTGATAAACGCCGTCACGTACTTGGTTGCGGGTTTCGCCCTCTTTGATTGCGGGTAAGTCCCAACCGAACGGCAACACTGTTCTGATGAATGGTTTGTCTGGTCGGCCATAGGCAAATGCAATTTCGACTATTGAACCGATGGCGGGTGGTTCTAACCTGCCCGCTTTGTTGCCTGCACCTGGTAGTGGTAATGGTACGGCTTGAAGTACTTTTGATTTGGTTGCTGTGCCGTTTTCGTCAAGTAGTTGAACGTCTACTGCATAACGTGGGTAAAACGCATCGCTGCCGCGTTCGCCGTCTTCGGTTGGTAGTTCTGGTAATGCAACCACTTCACCCCAACGGGGTAAATGCAGTTTTGCGGTGAGTTCGGGAAATAGCCGGCGTATTACTTTATCAATTACTTTTTCCATATATCACCACGTTATGGTCATTTGAGTTGTTTTGAACTCAACGGTTTGAATGCGGCTACCATTGGCCAATACGTTCGGGCGGATCATTGGGGCCGATGGCATGGTTACCGTTCGGCCTGATTGATGGTTAGTCATTAGGCCATTAGGGATGGTGATGGGTTTGTTTATCCAAAATGAGTCTTGATAGCTGCCAACATACACTTTGCCGTTACCTTGCTGTTGCCACATAAAATCGTTGATTTTAAATGTGCGGCCGATGTTATCCAGTAGCGCATAGCCTGAACTGTCGCAGTAAAAACACGGTATTGCGGTTTGTGCGTAGGTTTTATCTGGTACCACAAATTCAAGCCCTGTTACTGGGCTAAGTTCGTCTAATACGGTTTTTAAGGTTGGGTGCCTTAACATTACGCTGTAGTTAAGCGCTAATGATGCGGTTAATTCGCGGCAAAACAAGGTATACCAGCCCTTTTTGGCTGGCATTACGCGTTCAACATAACCGGTAAACACTCTATCAATCATGTCGCCCCAACCCAAATCAACTGCCACTATGGCAAATTTGGCCACGTCACCTTTTACAGTTATTTGGCAATTACCTGGCGTTAATGAGTGAAGCACAACCCAGTGATCAATCATGTCGACTTTTTTACTGTCGACATAGGCACGGGCAATAAATCGCGCGTTCGGGGTACTCATTACGACCTCAACTCGCCAAAGTTATCTGCTAGGTTTTGTTGTAGTGATGCGTATTGAAAACCCGACTCGCCAGTGGTGGCCGCGCCTTGTTGGTTGGCTGGTTGGTCTGCTTGGCGTTCTTCCACTTTTTGCGGCACGCTGCGATATTCTTGCAATGTAAAATTAACCGCCCATTGGCGGGTGCTTTCTTGCTCTACCGCTTCAATTCTACTCGCAAAGCGCACTTGTTTTACACCTAGTGCGTCCGCGGTTTTATTGCTAATGCGGTAAATCGTTCGTGCGCCACTTTCAGTCGCTTCAGCCATGTTAAACAGGTTGGTTAAGTTAACCGCCTGATTAAATAACACGTAACCACTGACGGTAAGCGTTTTGGCTTTTATTCCCGTTTCGGCTACGTCAGTGCTTGAGCTTTGGCCGCTGGCGTCATCACTGGCAAGCTCTTGGCTTGCCGTGATGCGTAGTGACTTAATGGCTAGGTTTATTGAGTTGAGGTTTAGCATTTTAACCCACTATGTCAAAGTTATAATTCAAGCTAATCATCTAGACTTAAAAAGTGACTATCGCATATAGTAAGAACCATCAAAATCTATAGTGAACGTTGTAGATATTGGTACGGTAGAGTGTGCCTTTAGAGCTAATAAACCAGACTCAACACTAAAAACCATTGAGCTAAGCAATCCTTGGTTGTGTTTAGTTAGATTCGGTGTTGTCAACAGTGCCCCATCCCAAATTATGTCGCAAAACATAGATGAGAAGTTATTTCCAGAGTTTGTAATAGCCATTCTACCTTGCAGTCTAGTGCTTGCAGTTAATGACACCGGTAGCACGCATACAGTTTCTTGGGTTGATGACCCGCTATGACTTCCGCTGCATGGGAATAAGAATCCCTTCATATATGCGCCTGCTTCACCACCTTGATTTATGAACGTCATGACATTTGAGCTTGGGGTTTTGTCCGATATTATCTTTCCACAAATCGCTCTGTTAGCTGCGATTGCTAGTGATACACATGAACCCTTTACATAGTTGTCTGGTAGTGCTGAACCGCCTTTACTGACTGAAATCCCATAGCTAACATCTTCAAAAACATTCGATGAAGCAACTTGATGAGCTTCGCCGGTAGATAACCCCTGTTCAAAACCGCTGACGTAATTAGCTACAAATGCATTACCACCGAGTGAACCGTCTGGGTTTGATACGCAATAAAGCCCGCGCTTACCTATCGAGCTACCTGTAGCCTCTTTCATGTGATTAGCAACAACTGAAAGGCCTTGAGCGTCTCCGTCAGATGCTTTTTTATTTAGAATTAAAACCCCGTGGCTTCTTGTTAGTGCTGTATTCCCAAGCAACACGCCTCTAGCTTGTCCATCTTCAATGTGAAACGCCTCATTTCTCGACATTGCTATTTGATTTAATGCTGTAATGTGACCTTGAGTTCCTGCGATACCTACACCAAATCCCGACGAGGTCGTCACTTCGGTTACGCCAGTTTCAATAATGTTACCTATCGTTGTGTAGAAACTTGATGATTCTTTCGGGTGATTGTATTCAATTGGATCACCAGATTCGCTTTTTAGTTTGCTAAAAGCGACCGTAAATCCTTTTGAACCGTCAGAATTTTGGTTTGATAACACTGCGTATCCGGCAGCGCTAATGTTAGCCTCTAAAATCATAACGTGGTCAGCCTGCACATTATGCTGGATAGCTGTTCCTGACGTGGTAACTAGATTTAAACCTTTTAGCACAGTGTCATTAGCGCCGGCTTTGTATCTTATATTCTCAGTGTTATTGCCCGTTAAAACTAATCCCGTGATTTTTTTTCCACTGCTTACCTCTAGGGGTGCTGTTAATTCGTAGGATTCTTTATTTGACTTCAAATCGCCTGCTACAGCTAGTGCGCTAACCAATGAGTTAAAACCTGATCCGAACCATTGAGGATTTACGTCTGAACTATATTCGCGCTTCCATCTTTTACCGCCATTGGTAACAATCACCGTTCCGTTATTATCTGCACTAGTTACGTCTGATTGATCATAATAAAATTTACCGCCGCCTATACCAGCAACAGTATGGCCTAACAATGATACTGTTTGTTTGTCAACCGTAGGTTCAAAGGTGCGCAAGTCATTAATGAACAGCACTTTCCTTGCATAATCCCCATCATGATCCCCACTCGCTTTATGTTGTTCAAGCTTTTCCGCTATCCCAACACCATTACGCAAATCTTCAACCGCATCTGCGGCGGTAATGCGTGCTAGCTTAAACACGTAGTGTTGTTTGCCGTTGGCGTCGACATAATCGCTTTTCTCAGTGTTCGACACAGTAAAGGCTGTTTGAGCTTTCCAAATTGTTTGGTTGTTGCCATCAAACCATACGTCTACATATACAAATTGTGGGTAGCTGCTTAGCGTTAATATGTGGTCTGCGTCTAGTTGTGCGCGTAATCCAGATATGTAACCTGCACCTGCAGTAATGTTAAAGCTACCTGCTGTTGTACGTGGCACCACTTTAAAGCCGTCACCAATAAACCAATCTTTACCGTTCATGTCGGCTGCTAGCTGACGTGTTAATTCGTCCATGCCATTTAAGCGTGAGGTGTAATCTAGCTGCCATGTTTCTGGCGACACTGTAATGCCGGTTAAATCGGCAATGCCGCTGTACTCAATACCAAAGTTGCGATTTAGCGTGTTGCCTGCTGCACCAGGTACGGTGACTGTTTTAGTCACTTTAGGAATGTAACTCACGGCAACGAGGGTTTGATTAACAGACGAGTACAAACCCACATAGTTAAAATCAAACGGGCCTGTGTCGCTGTTTAATACTGTTGAGTAAATCACCACGTTTTCGTTAACTCGGCCAACCTGCTGCACTATTTGGGTGTGCACTTGTTGCTCTGCTGGCGGTAAACCTGCTGCGCGGTCAATGGTTGCATTTGGGTCGAGGTTTGGCACGTTCGCAAATACAAACGTATCAATATCTAATTGCTCATTGTTTTGCGCTTTAAGTGCAAATAAACGTTCGCCTTCTAGGGTGATCACTTGTGCCATGGTTAATTCCTCATCTTATAACTGTTTAATTTTTGCGACATGTAAGCTTGAATCGCTGTCCATGGTCATTAGTCGTTTTGCTGGCAATAGATTGGTGTTAATGGTTGCCATGCTTAAATCGGTTTGGTTATCGAACGTGCTTGGGGCCGACAACATAGTGACCTTGGCAATGGTGCTGTATTGATAACGCCTTGCGGTGCGGCCGTACTGTCGGCATATATAACTAATTAGGTTTTGCCTGGTGCCAAAGTCGGCATCGAGCAATTGCAAATCAACTACATCCCAATCTACGTCACTGATGCGTTCGTCAATGTTTATCCATGTCATGCCCAGCTTTTTAAACATATCGAGCCAACCGGCTTTACTGCCTGCACCTTTTGCAAATGGCAGTGCGTATTTAACGCGGGTTCGGTACATGGTTTCGGTTTCGCTGGGTATTTGTTCAATGTCGCGTTCCCACGCAAGCAAATGCACTAGCTCAAGATCTGCTGTCATTGGGTCTAGCTGCTTTGCTGGCCATGCCAGTGCATCAACCACGCGTTGCCAAAAACGCACCGCACCTTTGCGCAATTTGTCGAGTTCGCTTGCTGGTTTGGCTAACCAGTAAGGCAGCTTTGTGAGGTCGCTCCAGTTAATCGCCATTAGTCGTTACCATTGGTAATGGTTAGCGTGGTTAACCGTGGCACGTTGTTACCGCTGGTTATGTCGGTTTGGTGCCAATTAAGCGACTCAATGCCTGCAAATTGTCGGTGTAGCTCTTGGCCTAAGCGGCTAAAGCTAAAGCGAATGAACGGCTCTGTTCTGGTGGCGCTGTAGTTGGTGTTTTCTCGAAATGCGCAACGAATAAAGTTTTCAATGTCGGTCATCAATGCGGTGACTTCATCTGCTAATAGGTAGCTGTGCGGGTAAACTGTTACGCCCACATCAACACCCACTGATGGCAATGCTAAAATCAGCATGTCGTCACCATGGCCATGAAATCCTTTGGCCATCACGTAATCATTTAAGTCTGCTAGCAAATCTGCCGAGGGTTCGCCGGTATCAAGCAAAATGTAAATGTTGGCGGTACCTGGGCCACGCGGTGCATCATGTTCAAAAAACACATTGTCACTGTCTAGGCCAGAACGTGCGGTAATAATGGCGCGGTATACAGCATCGATATGCCAAGGTGATGCGGCGGTAAATGCGTTGCGGGTGCGTAGCTTTAGCTCGTCATTTGTTTCAGCATCACTACCCAGTTCATCGAGCCAATCGGCTTCATTGATTGCACTGCCAATACCGGTGACGGCCTCTGGCAAAATATGGTAATAACCTGCGCCTAGGTTGTAGGCTGCGCCTGCGTTTTCTGCTACTACATCAACCAACACGCTTAAACTATTGAGCGGTAAAATCACATCAGCCACGCTTACTACGCGGTAAACGATGCCGTTAATGGCATCAGTTTGTACTACCGTTCCAGCAGGGATTAATAAGCTCGGGCCGCTTTTTGCTGCACGATTAAACCTAACTTTACCTGCAGCGAAGCTTTCGGCTTTGCGGGTTAAGTCGTGTTCCCACGCTTTGGCTTCAATAAAATCGGCATCGGTTGCTGTGAGCAAAAACATGTTTGGCAGTATTTGTTTAATCAACACCTCGTTGACTATCCATACTGCTGGTTTGGTTACGATGCGGCTAATGAGTCGCCAAAACGGTGAATATGGTGAGTCGTTAGCAATAATGCTGCCTTCTGTTTCTACGTCTTGCTTAAACAGTGCTGCCCATCCGTCTTCTGTTGTTGGGATGCCTGCTTTTTCAACAATGCGAGTGAAGTCAATTGTGGGTACGTCTATTTTGTCGGCCATAAATTAACTTGCTCCTGATGCGGTTGACGCTATTTGTGACGATATAGGACCAAAATCAATGGTGTCGGCATATACCCACCATTGCCCTTGGCTGGGTTGTTCAACACGCACTGTGCCTGGCATGATGCGAACGTCATCTTCTACCAATAATTTGATTTTAATTTGGGTGTCTGCGG